ATATATGGGATAAAGAAACTTTACTCATTTGGGGTTGTCTTCCTTTTAACTATGAAACACATGGTTAATACCGAAGTGTTTAACAAGATTGCAGCATGAGGTACATGGCCGGGAACCTGCCAGTGTACCATCCTTGGTAATCCTGATTACATATAGATCACATTCTGAAAGAATTTCGGAGCCATGCTTGTTGATTGTCTTGATGATGGCGTCCGTCTCAGCATGCAGGAATATTCTCTGTGGCCTTCCGGCATCCATGGAAAACTTGGCCTGCATTGGATGTGACTTCAGCTTGTTCCAACCAATGGCAAGGATTCTATGACCACGGGGCATGATAATGGCAGCAGCATGGCGGGATGATCTGATGCGCCCCGACTTATCAAGGGCAACCTCGACAAGCCGATTGATGAGCCGATTGGTTGTCTCTGTTTCGAGTAGGTGAAAGGGCATATTTTTGACCATGGAGTGGCCTCTGGGGTATCTCAGGTAAGGGGGTACCTGAGATAACCCCAGAGGGCATTAGGTGAGCTTCCTAGGTGGTTTCTAGGGCCTGTTCTGCGAGGAACTGATGCAGCTCCCTGATAAATTGGAGAACCTCCTCGGTTGTGAGGTTCTCATATGGGGTTGCTGAGACTGTCTCGATATAGTCTCGGAGCAACCAATCAGTATTCTCAGACATGTCAGACATTCCTTATGATCCAGTAAAGACAAAAAACCCAAATTATAAAGATGATGATACTCATGCTGCCTCGACGACAAGCTGAGACCACGCCTTGGAATTGAGCCATGACATGACCTTGTCATTGCGCTTATGTAGGCGCTCTGTGGTGGTGTCATTGTCATTGGCCATACGATTAAGCGAAAACTGTGCTGAATCGTGGGATGCATAGTAGGTCATGGCACTATACATGGCCCATACATTATGACCCCGTGTATCAGCTTCGATAGAATACTGACTCAACAGATTGTCTCCCATCTTGTTGTAAGGTAGATGAATGTTTTTCTTCGTATTATTATTCGGGAACAGGGTTTCAATGAAGCGATGCACAGACTGATCCTTGAGTTCCTTGCTGGCCCATGTCTGGTACAGTTCCATCTTGTTTGTGTACTGTTCCAGAGCCTTGATGAACAAGCCATCAAAGCTTGTAATTTCATTGCTTCCCTTATGTACTTTCTTGAACACGTCATAAGAGCCATGGATCATTCCATTGGTGCAGAAGAAATCAATGGCACCAAGAAGAATCTTAACTGACCCTGATCCATCAAAGGAATTATCAATGATGATCCGAAAACCCACGTCGGTCTTATGCCGTGATGTCGTGATGGATCGGGATATTTCAGGGAACCTGATTTCCCTGAATGTCCGGGAATAACCACGAGATTCCTTATCAATGACTTGCATGGTATCAATTGCAGAAGAATTCAGATTACTCTGAATCGCATGATCTATCCGTTCGAATAGTTCGGAGTTCGTAATAACCCGGTAATTATCCCCGACAATACCTAGGACATTCCCATTGGGATGCACGATTGCCCGGTGCCCATTAATGAGGGGGCCATTGGCAATCGAGATGTCATTAATAATCGGGGTGAAGTTAAGATCAATGTTGGACATGATACTAATCCTTTTGTTAAGAAAGTTTTAAAATACTTAGATTCTTAAGATAGCTGATTCATTTTGTTTCCTCATTGCATGGTATTCTTTGCAGAGGTCTTCGAACATTTTAAAGACCTTTTCAAATCTCATATTGTATATACTTTCTAAGCCAAGAAGGGCATTTGCAATATCATCAGTGGACATATCTGTTTCCATAACATTCTCATTGAGAAGTTGAATGTCATCAACGACATGCCAAGCCTTCATGATTTCCTGCTCAAGATCAAAGATTTTCATTATTCCATTCCTCAAACATTCTTCTTCTCCACCATTTTGAATCTTTTTTATATAATAAAATCAACTACGAAGAAAACATCACCAACTTGGTGCGTCATAGTCACGATCCTTCTTATAAACAGCAAAACCATCTAGACCATATGTGGGGCAAATGAATACCTTATCTGGTAATCCCATGCTGTCCTTCTCACCTGCTTCTCCGCAGATGAAGAAGTGACCAGTCTTTTCCGGGAATACAGCTTGGAGAATTTCAGTCTTTCGAATATCCTTTTCTCTTGCTTTTGCAAGATCAAGACATGCATCTTGTAACCATGCTTTCATCAGCGGATCAAGATCTTTTTGATTTAGACACTCACGAATGAGATATTCCGCATTATTGATAAAGTCATGGGTATTCATTTAATTTTATCCTCATTTTTTTTCTCCACCATTTCGCCATTACGAACAACGTACATATGAACTGGATGCATTCCAGATTTGATATATGCACGACCACCGTCAATCATATTTCCGTTCTCAAACCGTTTATAATCATGACGATGGGCACTATACTGTAGATCACCAGCATCATCTTCGATAAGTCCAAACTCTACAGATTCAATTCGATCTGCATTGGTAATCATAAGATTGCCGCTTATGGCGTTATGGTAAAGACCAAAATACCGATTACCGAACTGAAGGTGTGGAGTCTCTCTGTAAAAGATATCCATTGATTGTGCCTCATCACCTAGCGCACTTGAACACACATAGGTAATGGGAACACCATCTCTCTTAGAGAAGATTCCACAAACCTTGTTAGTGTCAAATAGTGGTTCATGCTTGATTATCATCAACTCTCCATGCGTAATGTATTGTCGCCCAGTCCTCAAACATTCTTCAAAAGACCAGTTTTTAATTCCTAGAGAATATCTTGCTATGTATAACATATTGATGTTGAATGTTTTTCCACTTTTTTGTTGGTGTTTCAGATATAGAGTGGAAAAATATTATTTATCAATATTTTACTCACTGAATTGATCTATGATTCGATGGGTCGGTGTATAAGATTCATATCGGGAAGCATCAAGGATGACCTCTTGATTGCATTGGTGGCAGTGGTAATACTCTTTTCCGCCCATGAAAAACGTATATTCAAGAGGGCAGGTCTTGGAATTCTTTTCACACTTGGACATTGTTTTCTCCAAAGAGCTTGGCAATTGTTGCGGGATGGCCATAGAATGACCAGCGATCCATGAAACATGAGCCTTTCCAGTCCCACACATTGATTGGCTCATCATCAACATAGAAGCGCCAAGAGTGGCTGACCTTATCTAGGTCGTCACCATAATTGGATGGCCCCAAGAGGGCAACCATGTCAGACACACTGACGTTTGCAATGGTTCCGACCTTATAGCTAAGCCCGTCCCATGTTTTAATACGGATATGCATTATTCACTCCACGTTGCTGCATAATTGTTGAAGGCGATGACTTCGGCTATTTGCACGGCCTCGCCAAAGTTGTCTGTTTGATAGACCTTGTTATTGTCACGCCTGACATAATAGGATTTACCGTTGTCAAACGAAACAACCAGAACACCGTCGATTTCAACATAGCTTGTCATTCGACTACTCCTAGTGCTCTGGGTAAGAAACATTGAATACAAGGCGAGACCAGCAGGCACGGCAATCACCACATTTACCATCCCGTTCGTAAGCACGGCAGACAAAGCCGTGTGGTTCCGATTTGTCATGGACTGTGCTTGTAAATTTGAAGCCTTTCATCGGTTTCTGGTCGACCTTGGGCGCTGAAACCCTTACGACAAGGTTATCTGGAAATGTTCCAGTGAATCCAGCGATCAGGGCATATTCCTTGGTCGGAAGCCAGAACTGAATGTCTGGAAGCTGCTCAGCGATCCATATCCAATCTCGAAGCATGGCTTCTGATTGGAGATCGCCACTATCAAAAACCCTGAAATTCTTGTCATCCTCGTCGGCATTTTCAGGAATACGCTTTCGGATTAACTCGATCATAGCTGAGCGCCATGCAATAGGATCAGCATTATATCCTGCCAGCCGATTGGCATGGGATTTAACCACGCTTTCGTAAAGGTAATTACCTTTTAGCGCATAGCACTTATGACACACGGTTCCGCTGATGGGGCGAAGCTTAGAGCCAACGTTGCACAATGTGGCAGAAATGCCCCATGCATAACCGGGCATCTTGCTTGGCTTGCCCAAATCAGACCCTATGGCAGCCTTAAGGATGCTGAGCTTTGTCATTTAATTCTCCATTGTACGTGTGATGATGCGGTATTCCATAGGGTCATACTCCTTTACGAGGCAAAGCCTCAATTTCACGACGTATCTTTTCTACCTCAGAGTAAGTAAGATAACCCAATACATCTGACGTAATAGGAGTGTCATAAACCAGATTCCATTCCTTATGGTCGCCTTCAACAACAGCCAGTTCCCATAAGCCTTCGTCTCCACCATAAGAATACTTAGATTTTATGACACTTGCCCCGTAACCATTACGGAAAAAGGTAAGCTCTTTCGTGGACTCAAAACCACGATTATCAATTTCAGATATCTTGGTAACGCTACGTTCCATGATCACTTAACCCCTTTGATAAGATCATTTTCCATGGTCACTTCTGCAAAGAACTCACGTCCCATTCCGGTAATGTGAGGCCTATTGGCGACAACGATTGTGCCGTTAGACTGGTATTCCGGACCAAACACACTGGTCTCGATATACCTCAGAGGCTTACCAATCTGGGCCTTAAGTTCTTTTTTGGAAGGGTATCTTACTACCATTGTCATATCACTGGTTTCCTTAGAGTTAGTTATTCTAAACCTTGTTTAATCAGATATAAGATTATTATATATATCTAGGTAACAAGGCGGGTTTCGATGGGCCTAGTCTGGCGGGCCACCGAGCCCTTGTCAACCATCCCGTAACCCGTTGTTTTTGCAGGGTTTTTCCCGGCACCGTGGCAAAAACCACACAGTCAAGCGGTTTTTTCGGCGGCATCGACGGCGGCCCCTCGGCGAACCAATGAATTAAACAATGACATAACTAGGTGTTGCATTATAATCACAGTCAAGAACAATATTTATTCATGGTTTGTTCCCATATCCATGAACATTCTTTGTTCTCATATGTGTGTTCCCGGTTTGTTCTCTTGGTTTATACTCTGTTTGTTCACGGTTTGTTCTCATGTCTTGTTCATGTTTTGTTCTTAGTTTGTTCTTCTAGCTTGTTCACGGTTTGTTCTTTTGGTTTATTCACCTTTTGTTCTTTTTGATTTGTTCCCGGTTTGTTCCCGGTTTGTTCCCGGTTTGTTCAGAAGCATGTTCATGTTCAGAAGCATGTTCATATACATATACACAAGTAAAATTATAATTGAACCAAGCGATGCGAATGATTCTCAATTGCACAGGGTCTGCGAATGATTCTTAATTGCATTCTCGGGTGATCGAGCCATGCGTTTGGTGCATATCAGGTATGCAAAAAAAACATTGGTCAAAGCCTCGTGGCGGGGTTATCTTTCCGCTGTCAGCCGCAATCAGGCGGTGACATTTTTGGAGCAAAAAGCCCATGACTAAAAATGTAGACATCGTTATCTCGGTTCCCCTCGACGCCTTCACGGTCGGGAACGCCCTGCAACCGTCTGGCAACATCGTGGCGGGTCATTGGATCAATATCGGGTCCTGCAACCCTAACGTCACGATTAAGGGATTACCGAAGAACGCTGATGTTGAAGCGGTCTTCAACGCTTATCGCAAAACCCTGACGCTGCGCCGGGTTACAGAACGGAAGCCGGATATGCCCAAGCCTGACCGGAAGGAACCGCCCAAGGCTTTCCTCTAATCCACTAGGCAAAGCCCGGATGCTACATGGTATCCGGGCAATGCTTTACCACCTAGATGCGAATGATTCTTAGTTGCATTCTCGGGGGACATGTTCATTCTGATTTTTTTTAATAGGGATTACCATGACGTTACCGGATGAACACAAAAGAATAGAACCTAGCAGAAGCCATGTCCTCTAGGTTCTATTAGAAAAAGAGAAGGGCCCCGGATTTCTCCGAGGCCCCGTGGTTATCTAGTAGGATAGGTAGTAGTGCAACGCAGCGTACAGAGCCATGAAAGCATACCCAACTACCATTGCCCAAAGGACAAGGTTATCCCAGATATTTATGATTTTCCATTTCTTTGTCATCTCGTTTCCTCCGTGGTGATAGGTGGGGCCCCGGATTATCCGGGGCCCCTAGTGTATCAGTCTATTGTGACCGAGAACGTTACCTCGGAGAGCACTTCATGTACGAGAGCGGTGATCTCGCTTTCGTGGTCCATCATGTCGAAGCCTTCGACGCTCGAGAGCGCTTGTTCGATGATGGACGTGAGACGCATTTCCATCTGCACTTCGATCCGCTCATCCACAATATCTTCGATGAACGTTTTCAAGAAACGGATCAAGTTTTCGGCTGAATATTCAATCTTTTCATCCATGGTCTAAGACCTCCTATGGCGGACCTTGATTGATCCGATGTATGGACCATCTCACAAAACCATGATGGGTGTCTATAAAAAAATGCACCTATTTGAAATTATTTTGTACCCCATTTGTTCTTCCCGTGATTGTGCTAGGGTTTGTACCCCATTTGTTCTTCCCGTGATTGTGCTAGGGTTTGTACCCCATTTGTTCTTCCCGTGATTGTGCTAGGGTTTGTACCCCATTTGTTCTTCCCGTGATTGTTCTAGGGATTGTTCCCTATACGTTCCACGGGGTAAAAAGCAAAGCAATCGCTGTGCTAATTCAACCCACATCGCCCGAGGGGGAGGGGAAAAATTGGCCAGTTCATCTATATGTAATATAGCCACCCAAGAAAAATTCCCAGAAAACAGACCTAGTGTTCCACAATGACACACCCCCTATTCCCAGAACCTACCCCCTTGTTTTATTTCTAGGGTACCTATACCCCCCTGAAAATTTCAGAATTTCAGCCCGGTTATGCTAAGATCAATTCGTGGAACTTCTTGATTACATCGGCACTCTATGGCCTGTTGGTCTCTCTTCCATCACGCTTGTCATCGTGCTGGCCAAGATACATTCCGAGATTGACATCTTGAAAGAAAAAATCAAGACCTTATTTGAACTATTCAATGACTTCCGAACCAAGTAAAACCACCGGGAGAGCCCGTGCCAGAAACCCGAACACCCGCTATCTCCAGATTGAATTCAAGTGGATGACCACGGATGAAATCCGTGAACTCATCGGGTATTATTCTCGGATTCATCGGGGAGTATATGCAGCAATAAAACATGGAATTGAGCGGGAAAACAAGGATATTGGTACCGATCCTCACCTGATTGGCAAGTTGAAGAAAGAGTACTACTATCGTATGGCCCATGGTGGCAGCACAGTTGCCGAGATGTACCCGGATATCTTCACGGAAAAAGGACCGAAGAATATCAAGACTCTGAGAAAACAGGATCGTAGACTGATGAGTAAATTTGAACACTATCTGAAAAACAAGGACAAGCCCAAGAACAAGATCAGGTCCAAGAAGCCTATCCTGACTGACTCCAGAAAGCCACGTATAAACAAGAACGGGACTTATCATGACACCACAGGTACCCGTCTTTCCAATGGTCTTACCATGCGTGAAGAGAAGTATTGCATTGAATATATTGCCACCGCTGATCCGCTTGAAGCTTGGATCAGGTCCGGGTATGATATTAGTTATGAAGGCT